GTTCCTGGCCACTGACCTGGGAATGGTTTTTCTACACCGTGGTGATCGCCCGCTTCGATGCCGACTACGCGCGTTCCAACTGGATTCCCTATCGCGTTACCTGCAAGGTCGTGCGCGACGAGACGGCGGCGGCCGTGGAGGCCATGGTTTCGCTGGCCACCAGTGTGCTGAGCGATCTTGCCAGTGCGCAGGGTCTCGGCAGCACGGTGGCACTCGGCGGGGCGATCGACTCGCTTGCCCCCGCGCAGGCGACACAACCCGGGAGCAGCGCCTATGTCGGCGCGAGTACAGCGCTGGCGGCAGCATCGCAGCAGATCGACACCGGCATTACCGGGACCGAGGGGCAGCTTGGCACCGTGTCGGTGTCGGATGCCGCGGGGTTGGACACGACCACCAACTTGGCCGGGCAACTCGCGGCGCTGACGGCAACGCGCGGTTATGTGGGCCGGGCCGTGGCGAACCTGGCAAACGCGGACGCGTGAGGGACCATGCGCACGATCACGGTGACCGGCGGTAATTTGTTCCAGGTAGCGGCGCAGCAGCTTGGCGACGCCACGCAGTGGATTCGTATCGCCCAGGCGAACGGGCTGTCCGACCCGATGCTGACGGGGTTGGTGACCTTGAGTATCCCGGCCACCGATCCTTCGGCGGGAGGTGGCATTGCAACTCAATAGTGGTCTGCTGGATCCGTCTGTAGCGGTGCGCTATCCGCGACTGCGTGTGCTGGCTAATGGCGATCTCGTGCCGGGTGCCTTCGAGGCGGAGGTGATGAACAACAGCCACTTTGCCGCGGATCGCTTCCGGTTGGGACTGGCGCTGTCGGCTGACCCGACACGGGGTCCGGCGTGGTGGGCCGATCAGGACGACGTGCTGATCGATATCGCGATCTCGCTCGGTGGTGACTACCTGAACCTGCTGCACGGCAGGACGGACTCGGTGGCGATCGATCTACTCGGCGATGCGGTACGGCTGACCGGTCGTGACCTGAGCGCGGAACTGATCGAAGCGCGCGCGCAGGGGACCTTCGCCAACCAGACGTCGAGCGACGTCGCTACGACTCTGGCAGGCCGACATGGGCTGTCAGCAGATGTGCAGGCCACGACCACCCCGGTGGGACGCTATTGGGAACTGGAGCACGACAGCCTCGTACTGGACGGGTTCGCGCGAGTGACCACGGAGTGGGACTTGCTGGTGACGCTGGCGCAGTACGAGGGGTTTGGCGTGTGGGTGCAGGGAACGACACTGCATTTCCGCGCAGCGGACACGTCGACACCGCCGACGGTATTGCAGATGGCGGAACTAAGCGCGCTGCACCTGGAGCGGTCACAGATACTGGCGCAAGGTATCGAGGTGACGGTGAAAAGTTGGCACAGCCGGGCCGCACAGTGCACCGTGCAGACGGTGTCCGCGAACCAGGCGAGCGGAGCGGATGGGACGACGCAAAGCTATGTCTACGTCGTACCCAATCTCACGCCGGACGTGGCGCTGAAGCTGGCGCAGCAGCGACTGGCGGAGCTCGTCCAGCACGAGCGGGTGATCGTGACCGAGATGCCGGGGGAACTGTCGCTGGCGCCGGGCCAGCAGATCCTGCTGCAAGGTACCGGGACGGCGTTCGACCGTACCTATGTGATCGATTCGGTAGAACGGCGGCTTGATGTGTCGCACGGCTTCACGCAGCAGATGCGTGCGCGCAGCGCCAGCGCGACCGTGTAGACACCATCAAGGTTGGGCATCCCATGGAACGACTCCTGAATGCGCTGAAGGCGCAGGCGGCATCGCTGGATCGTTTGCTTGGTCAGCCCCGCTTCGGGGTGGTGACGAGCGTCGACCCAGCCCGGTATGCGGCGCGCGTCTCTCTGCAGCCCGAATGTGTGCTGACCGGCTGGCTGCCGGTACTGTCCGCCTGGACCGGGGCGGGATGGGGCGCGGTGTGTCTGCCCGCGCCGGGCGACCAGGTGCTGGTGGTGCCGCAGGAAGGCGATGCTGAGCACGGCGTGATCGTCGGTGCGAGCTATAGCGATTCAGCCCACCCGCCGGCGGCGCCAGCGGGCGAACTATGGCTCGTGCACAACAGCGGAGCAGCAATGCATCTGTGCAACGACGGTACGGTGCAGATTGTCGGCGACCTGCATGTCAATGGCGACGTCTATGATCGTCAAGGGCCGCTGGCACGCCTGCGTGGCCACTACGACGCGCACACCCATGGCGGCCTTGGCTCACCGCCAAGTCCGCAGGACTGATCGTCGGAGACGACAACGGAGTAATTGGATGTCCGATCTGCAGCACCAGTTCGGTTCCGACCTTTCGGTCGGGCCAATCGGTGACCTGGCGACCGTGAACGGTTCCGAGCTGGGTCAGCAACGCGTCCTGCGCCGATTGTTGACCAATTCTGGCGACTACATCTGGCAACTTGGATACGGCGCAGGACTCGCTCAGTTCGTCGGACAGCCGGCGGACGCGACCCGCATCCGCGCGGTGATTCGCAGCCAGATCTTCAAGGAGACAGCGGTGGCACGTACCCCGGAACCGGTGGTTGACGTGGTTTCAGACGGGATCGGCACGGTCTCGGTGCAGGTGAGCTACACCGACACCGAGACCGACAGGACCCAAGTGCTCGGTTTCACCCTCGGCGACGGAACCTGACCCATGCAGTTGCAGCTGCAGACTTTTTCCAGCCTGGTCTCGACAGCGGCCGCCGCGGTCCAGGGCTCCGCAAGACAGCTCATCGACTTGACGGTCGGCTCGACGTTGCGCGCGCTGCTGGAAGCGAGTGCTTCGGTCGGACTGTGGATGCAGTGGCTGATCCTGCAAGTGCTGCAGATGACCCGGGCGGCCACCAGCGCAGGCGCGGATCTCGACAGCTGGGTAGCCGATTTCGGCCTGACACGGCTGCCAGCGGTGGCGGCCACGGGATCAGTGACCTTCTCGCGCTTCACGCCGACCAACTCGGCGCTGGTGCCGCTGGGGACCCAAGTGAAGACGGCCGATGCCTCATTGGCGTTTGATGTCACGCAGGACACTACGAACACGACCTGGAATGCCACGCTGAACGGCTACCTTATACCAGCCAACCAAGCCGCCGTGACCGTACCTGTGGTGGCTGAAGTGGCAGGAAGTTCCGGCAACGTGCAGGCCAATACCATCACGCTAATCTCAGCGGCGATCTCGGGGGTCGATACCGTGACGAACGCACCGGCGTTCACCAACGGGATCGACGCCGAGACTGACGCAGCGCTGCGGGCGCGGTTTCAGAATTACATCAACACGCGCTGTCAGGCGACGGCGAGCGCAGTCAGTTATGCCGTGTCGTCGGTGCAGCAGGGACTAACCTGGACGATCCAGGAGAACACCACCGCAGCCGCGATCTACACACCCGGCAACTTCGTGGTGACGGTGGACGACGGGACGGGCGACCCGAGCAGTGCGCTGCTGGCGAACGTGCAGACTGCCATTGCTGCTGTCCGGCCGGTGGGATCTGCTTTCCAGGTGATGGGGCCCAGCGTGGTTGCGGCGAACATTTCCCTGACAGTGACTGCGGCGGCGGGCTACACCCAGGCGCAGGCCGTGGCAGCCGTGGGGACCGCGCTGACGGCGGCGGTAAATGCTGGCGGAATGGGCGCCGGGTTCATGTTTGGGACGATCTACCAAGTGGCCCTGAACTGTCCCAGCGTGACCGCTGTCGAGGGGGTGACGCTGAACGGGGCGACCTCCGACCTGACCGTAACGCAGGCGCAGGTGGTTCGCGCCGACACGATCGCAGTGTCCTGACATGGCAACGGGAGATCAGGCCAACATCGCGTTACGGCTGCGAGCGGTGCTGCCGGCACGATGGTTCCCCGACACGGCGGCGGGTACCGCGAGCAACACGCCTATCCTCGACGCGATACTGGCCGGCATCGCCAGCGCCTGGGCACAGGTTTTCTCGGCTCTGAGCTATGCCACGCTGCAAGCGCGCATCGCTACGGCGACCGACGTGTTCCTGGACATGATCGGGGTGGACTTCTTCGGCACCACAATGACGCGCCGGCAATCGGAAGGCGATGCGCACTATCGGGCGCGACTGCAAGCCGCGATGCTCCAGCCCAGGGGAACGCGGGCTGCGCTGGTGCAGGCACTGGTTACTCTGACCAACCGCACGCCGGCGATTTTCGAGCCCGCGCGGCCGCCCGACACGAGTGCCTGGGGCGTGGCCTGCGGTTGGGGGGTTGCGGGCGGGTGGGGCAACCTCGCCATGCCATTCCAGTGCCTGGTCACTGCGTTCCGGCCGCAGGGCGGCGGGGTGTCGGTCGTCGCGGGTTGGGGCATTCCTATGGGTGGCTGGGGGGGCGGGGCGATCGAGTACGCCAACGCGTCGATGGAGAGCGAAGAGGTGAGCGACGAACAGATTGCCGCCACCGTCGCCGGGGTGATGCCGGCCGCCACGATTGCCTGGCTGCGTATTTCCAATTGAGGGCCACCAATGGACCGTACGATCGTTTATCCGGGCAGCATTCCGCTCGACACGGACCTGCTGCAACTCAACCGCAACACCATGATTGCGCTCGGCGCGCTGATGAAGGCGGTGCTTGGGACCGCGACGGTGGCCGATGGGCTCGTTGTCTCGCCGACGACGCCGAATTCGATGTCGGTGTCCGTCGGGCCGGGCAGCATCACCGCGTTCACGGTGGTTGATACCACGTCGTTCGGTTCCCTGCCGGCGGACAGCGATGGCCTGCTGAAGATGGGAGTGAATCTGGAGCCTACCACGCTGACCTTGTCGGCGCCTACCATCGCCGGGCAGAGCGTGGCTTGGCTGATCGAGGCGGCGTTCGTCGAGACCGACACCAATCCGATTGTGTTGCCCTATTACAACGCGAGCAATCCGGCGCAACCCTGGCTGGGACCGGCCAATGCCGGAACCGCACAACCGACGTCGCGGGTGCAGCAGGTGCAGATACAGGCACGCTCCGGCGTGGCCGCTGCGACCGGCAGCCAAGTACCTCCGCCGGTCGATGCAGGCTGGGTAGGGCTTGCCGTGGTGACGCTGGCCTACGGCCAGAGCGCGGTGGGGCCTGGTGCTATCATGCCGTGTGCGAGTACACCGCTGTTGCCATACCGGTTGCCGCAGCTCCGACCGGGATTCACGTCGCTGCAGGCGTTCACAACGAGCGGCGTGTTTGTGGTGCCGAACGGAGTGACCCAGGCCAAAGTGACCGTTATTGGCGGCGGCGGGGCGGGAGGAACGGATGCCACTGTCCCAGGCGGCGGCGGTGGCGCCGGCGGCCGGGCGGTTGGAATCGTGACCGGACTTGTGCCTGGCAGCACGATCTATGTCACGGTCGGTGGCGGTGGTGTGGCATCGGCGACGCCAGCTCCAGGCGGGCCGGGGGGCACCTCCAGCTTTGGGTCATACCTGTCGGCGACCGGCGGTGCGGGTGGCGAAGGTGGAACCGCCAACCAGCCGAACGCCGGTGGGCCTGGGGGCACTGGCGTCGGAGGCGAAGTCAACGAGGCGGGATCATACGGCACCGACTGCGTACTTCAGGCGGCACGTGGCGGCGATGGTGCGGGACCCGGTGGTGGGCGCGGTACTACGGGGGCACTGACCGGGATGGCAGCCGCCGGGCCGGGTGGTGGTGG